CTGCTGTCGGATCCAGCAAGGTATTTAGGTCGGCATCTTTTGGCCTGACGCTTAGTAGGTATTGCTTACCTGGCTTAAGGTTCTGTATAGTCTTTTTAATAACTGCCATTATCTTACGCCCCCTATAGATACAAAAGATAAATTAGGATTCAGTTGTTCTTCACCTAATTGAAAATTAAAGTTTCTTAAAAAATTTAAACTTTTAATGTAAATTTTATTTCCAGCAGATAAACTATTTATATCAGAAATTGTTTCGACTTCCAGAATGTACTCTGCATATTCTAAGTTGGAAATATTAATTATTTCTGTTTCTGTTAAATTAAAAGAATAACAGTCTAACGTTGTCCAATCTATAGTAACAGATTCAATATCATCTGTTGTAGTAGCTTTTTTTATAACCCTATACTTTATAGATCCATGATCTGGACCTTTTGATCCAATTAATTTAAACATTGGTCCGTCAAAATTTGCAGACAACTTTGCCCCGACAAAACTAGTAGAACCTACGTCCCAATCTATTCCGTCATTAAAGTAAGTGAGTAGATACTTACCATTACTTTGTCTTGTAATTTCATATTGATATTTATTTACCTGAGAAGGTGTTGCGCTATACTGTGCGTATAGTTGAGAATTTTTTTCTGATAGAAAATAATTTATTGTTGATTGATTTAATTGAGAAAATACAGTTTTTTGATCGTCATTAACATAATCATAATATGGGGTTGCTTTTACGTATTTAATATAATCTCTACCATAATATAAATTATATTCATAATTAGAAATTTGACCAACTGAATGATTTTTTGCTGATTTAAAATAAATAATATTATTATCTATAGTTGTTGATAGTGGCGTTGCATCAAAGTCATCTGTTGAGCTTTCGCAAACAACTAAATAAGAATGGTCTTGCTCAACTTCAGTAAGATCACCCTTATACATTAAGTTTATTTTTGTATTATTTAAATCTGCAAAAAGCCAATCATTTGCGTATATTGGATCATTAAGATTGGTTACAGTCAAACCGTCTTTTTATTGGTGGATATATATATCTTTCAACATATGGAGATGCTGCAATAGAGCTATCTGTTGTTAAATACTTAAACCAAGCCATTTTAAATCTCTACATACTTTATTTCAAAATCATATTTTTCTTGCAGATACTCTGGTACATTTATTGAAATAACAACATCTGCCACTGGAGTTCCTCCAACTAGAATATCTGGTATAAATGAATCTATCTTTACATCTATTATATCATTAATGTTCAATAGTTTGTTTTGGCTAAAGTCATCTCTTATTGAATCGAAGTCAATATCTATTGCTTTAATTCTGGAACTTCCATCAGATCCAGAGTGGGCGTGGGTGCTTAAGCTAACTCCATCTATGGTTACTCCAGAATCAACAGTTACATTTCCAGTAAGAATTCCCCCTGCCCTTAATAAATACTGAGGGTGCGCATCTTCCTCTAGGTCGTCTAACCTTGAATGACTAGATGTTAATTGGGAGACAACAGACTCTCTATCTAGAACAGCAGCTGTTAATATCTGAATTGCGTTTTCATCAAATTGATCTGTTATAATTTTATTTTTACTTAAAGCTTTGTGTGCTAATTGAGCAATATAGAGAATATATTTTCTTCTCTGTAAAACCGATTGGTATATAGAATCAATTTTTTTAATCATTGAATTTCTTCTCTCCAATAAGTCTGTCAATAAAGCTTTAAAGTTTCCTTCAATTGCTAAAACTGCAGTTATAGCTTCTTCCGCTAGTCTGGGCATTGTGCCTGACATGTTGGTTGTTCTGAAATCCAATTCTATTTCTGATGCTATTTTAGACTTAAACTTTAGTGCTGGACTAAGAAATTTTGTATAAAAAACATTACAATCTTCAATTAAATCTTTAGATAAAGAATTTAATTGGTTATTGATTGAAACTGTTTCTGAGTTTACTCTGATCGAAAAAAATGTTTGAAATTGAGCGGCTTGTTTCTTAGAGACTTGATCCACTTCGGATTCTGGGATGAGCGTTGGTGTTGCTGGTATGGATTTTTCAAAGAGCCCCTTATAGTGGGTCGCCATTTTGAGCCAGTAGATATAATACGTTGCTGTTTTTTGTTGTGACTCATCTTCGTATTCTTCACCAAAATCCTCCTCTAAAGATTTATTAATACAATAAGATTCATTTAATAAACTTAATACTATTTTCCTAAAAGAAAACAAATGTGCAAATGTTGTAGATGAAGTAAGTTGTTCATATTCTTTCATGAATTTTCTACAAGCTCTACACTGATGCTTTTCTGCGTAAAGATATTCTAGGTAATTAACAAAGTTTGGTACAGTATCTATATATTCTGTTGTTTGAACCTCCTGTGTATAATTATTATTTTTAAGTTCTTTCCATATCTTATGATGACATTCGTCAAGAGTAGGAGAAGCGTCTGGCGATATATTAACCTGTCTAAGAATTATGTCCATATCATCAATAAAAGTCTGCAAAGCTTTCGTGCACTCTTTTGCCTCTGCCCTTACAGAACTTAAAGGAAGACTATAAACTTGGTCCGATCCAAGATTTAAATTATCTACATCTAAAAAAAGTTGTTTTTTATTTTTTTGAAGATTTTCTTGATCTGAACCATACAAAGAGACTCCATTAAGACCGTAGTCTCCAAAGATATCTTTTTCTACCGATTGAATTTGATTAATATTTTCTATTGACATATATAACCTTAAAACATTTTCCTGTTAGAAACTTTTTTTGTTTTTTTTCCAAAACCTTTTGCTGTTAGTTTACCAGCTCTATTAGAGTTTATATACACCTTTGACTCTTCCGCTTCATTTTCAGAACTAACTTTTCCATTTTCTTTTGGCATAAAGAAAGTATTTGAAAACGAGGCGGTGTTTGTTGCTGATTTAATTTTACTAAATTCTCCATAATTTTGAGTTATTGCTAACAGTGCTAGCATCAGTGCATCGTGTGCGTGGTCAACGGCAGAACCGCCGGCTTCAAAAACTGGTCTACCAGTTTGAGTTGTTCTTACAACAACATAAGATATTAGCTGTAAATACATTTCTTCATCTGACAAAGGAAAGAGTACTTGTTCTCTTTCTAGGTATTGCCTTAGATTATCAACCATATAAGGTTTAATCTCTTTCTTTATAGGCAGTTTTGTATAGGGGTCTCTGATCTCTATGGACTCACTAAATGCAACGCCCTTTACTTTATCTTTCAAGCCTGAGCCAGGATTTTCCACTCCGTACTTATGAAGAAGTTCAACTTGAACTTCCCCATATCCTCTATCGACGTAGATAAATTTTGGATTAAAAGAAGAATTAAGCTCAACTATTCTGCTTACTGCTGAAGTTAAAGTGTATTCTGATTTTTGAATTTCTTCTCTATATGCAAGTCTTACTTTGCCCCTAAACCTTTCATCCTCATAGTTATCGTGACACGCTTCAAGCACGACTATATTTGTTCCTGCGCCATATTTATCCCAGTCAACACCAATAGTATAAAAGCTTCTAGCTGATGTTATTTCTGGTATATAATTCCAAGATGGCTCTATAAAAGCTCTGTCAACATATCTTCTTGGATACACTCCTTCTGAGTCTTCTCCCCAGTCTGCTTCTATTTCGTGTCTATAACCAGATTCTGAATATTCTTCTCTAAATTCATCTTCTTGATCTTTACTGAAAAATGGATTACAGTAAGATGGAAACCAAAATTCCTTAAACCTTTCAGATCTACACCACTCCCAAAATCTCTCTCTTCTACCAGTTGGAGTAGACGCACCAATCAACACTTTATCTGGTTGATCTTCTGCGGTTTTCTGTAGCATTGCGTATAGTGCATCAAGGTCGTCTGGATTCATATAGTCCATTTCGTCAAGAACGATAACGTGCGCTTCTTGACCACGAGCTACGTCTGACTTGCCTCCAGATCTCATACCTGAAGTAAAGAATCTTATTGTTGATCCATTGGAGAACTGAATCATGAATTGAGGAGATGTAACTTTTCTGGTGATAGAATTTGTTACTATTTCGCTCTTAGAAGCAAGTCTTAATATTTCTTGATAAATAAGTTCAACTTGAGTTTTCATTGGAGCAATAACCAACGATCTTCCATCTTTGTGCGTATAACTATAGTGCAAAAGATATATTGCCATACTAAAAGTTTTACCTAAACGACGACCAGCCCTTAACACTTTTCTTAAAGCTGGATCTCTTAGTATAAGAGTCTGATACACTCTGGTTTCTGCGCCTAAAAAGTGTTTTGCCCATCTACATGGGTCTTTTGCAATGTGGATCTGCCTTTGTTGTTCTGCAGAAACACCTATCTTCAAAAGATCGTTGTCTATCTCAAAAGGTTCTTCTACCAATAATGATAACTCATCTACTGTCAGAGGTCTTTCTATTATTGGAGTGCCATCATTCCAAGCCAAATGCTGAAGCTTGTTTTTGAACACCCATTCAATTCTATTTATTTGTTTAATAGTTTCTGGGTTTTGTTCTTCAATAATTTCAAGAAGATCTTCTTTTGATAACCTTCTTAACTTGTTTCTAAATTCTAATGTTTGATTTGACATATTTTAACCAAAGTGTGCATGCATCATTGATGCTTCTGAACCTAATAAAGATCTTGCATTCAGCCTAGAGTTTTGAATAGCCATAACGCCTCTTGATCTTGATGTTGCTGCGACTTCATTATCCTGATATCCATTACCAAAAACGCCATTATTCATAGTGCCCTGCATAGACTTAACTCCGTCTTTTGCAAAGTTGATACCAGCCTTAACTCCAAGTCCAGCTAGTTTAGCTAGTTGATATGCCATGTCTGCTGCAAATATAAGATTAACTCCAGGAAGAGCTTTTAACGCCACTTCTCCTGCGACTGCTAGACCAACTCTTGTGCCACCAGACTTAACAGCTTGTGCTGCTCCACGTACACCAAGACTTTTAATTATGCCATCATCAACTATTTGGGTAGCCATAGTACCCAATCTTGCCTTGACTATATCATCAGCCATTGATGGAGCAAAGTTACCACCACTTATACCCCTAGATATAGCTCTGTTTAAAAGTTTATCATTGTTTTCTA